AACGCTGAGATTAAATCTTTTTGCGATACTTGGAAAATTAATTATAATAGTAGCGATACAAAATCGCAGTTATTAAATAAAGTAGAAGGTGCAAAACCGGTTGGTAATACAGTAAACCATAATGCAAAAGTATCTGACTTAAATGAAAGGCACCCACATTACTTTGCTCCAAGAGTTTCATCAGATAAAACAGAAATGGTAATTAAATCAGATTTTACGATGGCAGAATTAAATGCTTTGCCTACTGGATTTACTGCTTACACGAATGAAGAAATTAAAAATTATATAGCAACATCAGATAAATGGAAAGTAGATGAATGAAAACATTAGTTCGAGTTATGGCTTTAATGTTAATTACAAGTTTTTTAGGGTGCAGTCAGGGGTGGAGCGTAGGAGGTGTTGCTCTTACACCGCAGGATACCGTTACAAATACAGTTTTTATAGA